GGCATCGGCTTCATATTTTGCCGCCGATCGTAACTTAGTCACCCCGCCCGCCCCGCCGATCCTGTTTGAGCCGACAGAACCAAGCGAGAAGCCCGCAAAGTTGCGCGAGCACATCCACAAACTTGAGGACAAGTTGGCAGCATCAGAGCAAGAAATTGCAGATATCAAGGCCCTGCTAGCAGACTGGGAAGCCAAGTATCGCCATGCCTACGATCAGATGCAATATTTCCAAGCGCGGGCAATGGGTGTGGCGTTACTTGATCGCCTGCAAAACAAGCCAGACGATTTTAGCGAAGACAGCGACTGGCTTTGGCTGATTGCAGGTGTGCACAGCAAATATTACTTTTGCTCTCGCTGCAAAGAAGATTTGGAGTATGGCGTAGATTACCTCACCGCAGGCAAGGCACGATTGAAGTTAACCCCGCACGGAGCGATACGAATGATGCTCAACTTACGATCGCGCAAGGGTGTTGCAGTGCGGTATTTGCCTCAAAAAGTTGAGGTTGACATTCCCAAAATATTAGGCAAAAACGACAGCAAAATCAACCGCCGCCAGTTACATCAACAACAGGAATAGATTGATTCCCATCTAATCCACCGCCCGCATTAGTAAAAGATGTGGGCGGTTTTTCTTTGGCTAATTCTGCCAATTCTGCATCGGCATCGGCAACAAATCCAAGCTGTTCGATTGCCGTTTTTTTACTGACCAAACCCTGAGATTGAGACTGTAAAAGTATGTTTTTATGTTCAATTCCCCGCTCAATTCTCGGTAAAACCTTGACGGAAACCTTGGATTTAATGCCTAATAAATAGTTAGAGACTGAGAGTAAATCACTGAACGCATAGCCAAGTTTTCGAGCATCAGAACCGACATAATCAGAGAAATCTCTACGACTTTGCTCTCGACTAATGCCACTTAAAAGTAAGTTTGCTCCTAGTACAAAAGATTGGTCAACTTGCGCGTAAATTGATTGGCTAAAAGCCTGGACAGTTTCGATAAAAGTTTTAGGGTCAATCGGCTGCTGTAGCCTGATATCAGGCTGCGTGTAGCCAATTAAGTTGTTACGTTCATCGTTAAGTGGGAGTCCTGAAATAAATCTAGTAATGCCTGCACCGCTGGCTAATCCTTCGGGATTTGGGGTGTAAATTTCTTTGCCTTGTGCGTCATACTCCCATTTGCCAGGTGGTTGTGCATTCAGTATTGATTCTTGTATCCAACTACTATAAGCCAGATTGTGAGGCATCAAAGTTAATGCAGAGTTGATTGCATTTTGGTTTTCCTTGATTGATTTAGTTACCATTGCTGGCAAATTGATTTCAATTATTGTAAATCCACCGCCTAAATCTAGCGAGAATTCTTTAACAACTTTGTTTTTAAATATTGTTTGAAATACTGTTAGACCTTTATTTAAAAATTGGCGTTCAATGAAACTTTCGCTGTTTTGAGTGTAGCGATAGTCAAATTGAAACAAGAATTTGTCGCTATTCCTATAAGCAACTACGCTGCCGATCGGAGCGCAATGTACCTCTAGTGCTTCTTCCTTAGTCTCTGCGGTGTAGGTTTGCTGGAAGAATAGCCGCAAGTACGATCGCCCCTCAATCTTGGCTTTAAGCGCCGCTTCTTCTAAGGGATTACCGAATATACCGGCGTTCTCCCGTTC